TCATCTGTTTTGGTGCAGATCCTTTGAATTCAGGAGGTACAGCTAGAACAGGTGCAGTAGACCCTATGTTTATTTGTTGGTGTGATCAGGAAAATGCAGCAGAATGGGAACCAAAATCCACCAATACAGCAGGCTCCTTTAGATTATCTGCAGGGTCTTCAATTATAGGAGCTACCCGAGCTCGACAAGAAACCTTAGTTTGGACTGATACTTCCATGTATTCTATGAGTTTTATCGGTCAACCTTTTACTTTTGGGGTGAATTTAGTTAATGAAGGAGTGGGATTAATTAGCCCTAATGCTGTCGTTAATTCACCAAAAGGGGTTTTTTGGATGGACAAAAAAGGTTTTTATAGTTACACAGGACAAGTTGAAGATATTCCCTGTAGTGTACAAGATTATGTCCTTAGTGACCTTAATGAAGGGCAGTCTTATCAGGTTTTTGCATTCTTAAATAAACAATTTGATGAAGTAGGGTGGTTTTATTGTTCTAGTGATTCCACCACTATAGACAAATATGTTGTTCTTAATTATGAAGAAAAGTTTTGGAGTATTGGTGAATTAGCTCGTTCAGCTTGGCTAGATGAAGGAGTTTTTGACGCACCTAGAGCCACTTATACAACATCTGATGTTGGTTATCTATATGATCATGAAACAGGTAATAATGCAGATGGAGATCCTATGGATAATGTTTATATAGAGTCTAGTGATTTTGATTTAGATGAAGGAGAACAATATCAACTTATTAAACGAATTATTCCAGATGTTAAATTTACAGGAGATGGTGGAACAGGACAAACTATTAATTTTGTTATAAAAACAAGGAATTATCCCGGAGAAAGCCTAACCACTTCAACAACAAGTACCTGTACAGCCACTACTACACGAATGGATACAAGAGTCAGGGCTAGACAAGCAGTTTTGCGTATTGAATCAGATGACGATGGATCAACATCAAGTAGAACAGGAGTTGGGTTTAGAGTAGGCGCTACCCGCATGGATTTAATACCAAGCGGCAGACGATAATGTCAAAAATACTAGAGACTAAACTTCCATTTGCTTCTGGGGAGCTCTCTCCTGAAACATTTAATCGTTTAGTCAGGGTGCTAGAACTTAGTTTAGGTAAGGTTGATCTTGATTCAACTAATTCAGTAAACGAAACCCAAAGAAATGGAAATCAGTTCCAAGCAGGCGATATTATTTGGAATTTAGCTACAAGTCAATTACAACTTTGGAATGGAAAACAGTGGGTAAATATTTACACAGGAACCGAAAAAGGAGTTCAAGCCCGAACTTACTTAGGAAATTTAACTGTCTCTACTAATGGAGCAACTACTGTAGAGATAGGAGGAGAGAAAACAGGTTGGGAACAAGAAACTTGGTATAACTAATTATGGATATAGAAAAATTAAGAGAAGAGCTAACTCAGGACGAAGGTTGTGTTTATAAAATATACAATGATCATCTTGGGTATGCCACCTTTGGAATTGGACATTTAGTCCTTGAAAGTGATCCTGAGATTGATCTTCCTATAGACGCTCCTGTTTCAAAAGAAAGAGTAATAGAGTGTTTTGAAAAGGATATAGATGGGGTCTTTAATGATCTAGATCGAAATCTTTCTTGGTGGGCAGATTTATCTGAAGATCATCAAAGAGTAATTGCCAATATGGCATTTAATCTAGGTATAAATAGGCTCAAGAAATTTAAGAAATTTTTGGCAGCATTACAAGAAAGTGATTTTGAGACTGCTGCAAAAGAAATGATAGATAGTCGTTGGGCAGAACAAGTTGGTCCAAGAGCGATCAGACTTAAAGATAGAATATTAAAAGGGGACGATAATGTATGAGTATAGTTGTAAAGTTGATAGAGTCGTTGATGGTGATACTATTGATGTTGTTTTGGATTTAGGCTTCGATATTCTTTATCGTTCTAGGGTTCGTCTTTACGGCATTGACACACCTGAAAGTAGAACTAGAGATAAAGATGAAAAAGTTAGAGGCAAACTAGCAGGAGCATTTTTACAAGTCGCTGTAGATAACGGTAATAAAGTTATCATACAAACTAAATTAAAAGATTCTAAAGGTAAATTTGGTAGAGTTTTAGGAGATGTTATTGTTGATGG